AATCCGTTGCTCACCTCTGGCGCAACAGCTGCCTAATCTGTGGTGGAAAAGGCAGCAACCCAAGACATCCGTGTCTTGGCAGCGCGATAAAGGGAGGTGGTTTGCATGTGGTGTGCCCTCCTACCTTCGTCGCGACCCGACAGCACTGTGGTGGTGTGTGCCGGGAGGAACTGGGCGGCCCTTGGGTCGCCTTTTTTCTATCTATGCTGCAGCTTTCTGAGGAGCCGATGCGTTGAGCAACCAGGCAGCGTCAAACGCATTGCCCTTTTTCTCTGCAGCGGTCGCTAACAGTTTCGCGTAGTGCGTTTCGCCGGTGTAATCGGTGCGTGGAAGGCTGGCAGCCAAGCGCCACTTATTGAGCGCCTGATAACTCCTTTCACACACCTTGGCGGCGGCTCCGATTCCGCCGACTGCTTCAAATGCGAACGCGATGGCGCTCGGAAAATCTGCGGGGTCCAACATGGCAACCTCCATTTATCAACTCGCGGTTGATATTAACATCAACTGACTATTGCGCAACCCCTGTGAGAGTATCAACTCATGGTTGATAAGAACGAACTACGGGCAGCTTTCACGGCGCGCCTTCACGAAGCACTCGACGATGCCGGTGTACGCACCCGGGGACGTGGGGTGGATATTCATAAATATTTGAAGAGCGTTGGGGTCGACAAGAGCCCTCAGGCCGTCAGCAAATGGTTGAATGGAGATGCCATTGCTGAGGCCGATAGCATGGTAGCGCTTTGCTCATGGTTAAAGGTGCGTCGAGAGTGGCTGGAATATGGCGTCATGCCAAAATCACAATCAAGAGATGCAAACGTCCATCAGTTGAGCGCCTGCAAGGAAAGTAACATACGTGAGATCACGCGACGCTTCGGGAAAGTACCTCTCATTTCTTGGGTGCAAGCCGGCGCATGGTGCGAGTCAAACGTTGAGCATGAAGGCGAAGATGTGTGGCTATCCTGCCCTGTCACAATTAGTGAAAGCGGGTATGCATTAAGGGTACTTGGCGATTCAATGACCAATCCGGGACCAGGACGAAGCTATCCAACGGGGTGCATAATCTTTGTTGACCCAGAAGCTGAAGCGAAAACTGGAGACAGGGTTATAGCAAGGGTTCCACGAACCAATGAGGCTACTTTTAAAGTACTAGTGGAGGACGCAGGCCGACAGTTTTTAAAGCCCATAAATCCGCAATACCCAATCATTGATATTACGGAGGAAACTCATATCTGTGGAAAAGTAGTAGGCACCTTTCTTCCAGAGTAAAGACGACCTAAATCTAATCCATATCCTTTACACAAGAGTATATGAGGTGATTCAAAGAGGAGCCTTTTGAAAAATAGGCTAACACGTAATTACGCTCTGCCCTCTTGAGAGCCCTGCTTCCCATTGCTGAAGACCAAGACAACCAATCTGAACTACCATTCTTGAGATGTTCATCCCTAAGTTCTTTCATACCAAACTTCAGTGTAGGAATTTCGAGAACTTTAGCCCTGGCTATAATGCTACCTGACGAATGAGCATAAAGAGAATTCAACATATCCCCATACTGCTTAGTCTGAGACAGCCTTACCTCAGCAATCACCGCAAGCCAAAATAACTGAAACTCAGATACGTACTCTGCCGCCTTAAGGAATTCCAATATAGCAACGGCGATTTTATCGTTAGAAACCTTTCTCACAAAAGGGTTGGAGCTATTTAAGCTCGTAAATATACTCTTGGACAAACTGGGAAACCTATCCAAAAGTAATGGAAGATAGTCACTAATATCAGTAGAGTGAAACCTTAAGACATTAAGGATAAGATCTGCATCATTGTCATCTAGCGCTTCGTCTTTAAGAAAATCTAGGAGCCGCTGGATCTGCTCCTTGGAAAGGTCCGAAATCACCTCAACCTGTTCAAATTCAGGACCTTCAAATCCCGATCCGAAGACAGACTCCCCCACTTCAACTTCAATGATTTCAGAAAGCTCCTGTCTAATCTCAGAGACTTTCTCCTGCACATTCTGAACAGTTTTTCTTGTTTTTTGAGGGTTAACATTCAACCCTTTATCACCAAGCATTTTCTGTATTCTAATAAAATCTCTATTTACATTATCCTCATTATCATCAAACAGGTGATAATCATCCATAAACCTGAGCAAGACCGAACTTTTGAGCTGACCAGACTGTTCTGTAAATTTTAAGAAATCACTACCAATCATTTTCGATGGATACAAACCGTGGGGTAAAAAATCCACACTGCGCCCGGCGTTAATCTCCCTAAAAAACTTACCAAACGCTTCACAGTCTTTTTCAGTCACACTGTCAGATGATGAAAACCAATGCGCCAAATCATGGTGATACACCGAATTAAAAAAACCGGCCACATCAAAACTTAGGTGATGTTTAAACTTAGCAAGATTTTGATTAACATCACTCTTATAACTCTTGTACGCTTGACTGATAGGAACGACATTCCCATCTTCAAATCTATAACCATAAGATTTTCTATCTTCCGAGAAAGGCTTTCTAAAAATAGTTCTATTTCTGTAGACCAGATCATAAAGAAAATATTCGGCCACGGGATCTAACTTTAAGGTTCTACGAAGGTGTCCATTAGGCTTATCTGCATGAACCCGTTGTTGCGGTATAAAGTTATGACCCTCGTCTTCGGAAAGCACTTTTTGATAGACATAATCAGATAGCTCTTTTTCCTTCCTAGTTATCATCAGAAGGTTTGTCTGCATAGGAAACAGACCAGACCAAAAGTCTTTTTGATAAAAATCCGAGGTTTTAGACATTCCCTTTCTCCACCAGCGGCAAATGATATTTAGGTTCCCGGTAATCTATGCAATACACCTTTAATGTCAAGGAGACATCATCGAGCCCCAAAATATCAACCACAGGTTGTTGACTTTTTAGCAACTGATGGTTGATATTTGTCTCACTCTTTCACCACAGAGCGAGGCAACACCATGCACACCACAGCCACCCTGCACGTCCATCCGACAGCTGCTAACCCCTCCCGCATCTTCGAAATCCGCCGCCTGGCACAAGACTGCGGCTGCGCCTTCATCGCGTCCAAACCCAAGCTGAAACAGCGCTACGCACCCGCCCCCTTCGATCCAAACGGCGGAGGGCACGCGGCATGAAAAAGTACAAACTCGACAACCGTACCCTGACCCTGCTCAAGGCCCAGGTATGCCTGACCCAAACCTTCAACCACCTGCTGCGCGCAGAAACACAGCGTGAGGCCCTGGCCTTCCGCCTGAACGTCGAGCGCCGTAAAGCCGACACGCACTTCACCGTTGAACTGGGCAGCGAACGCCACACGCTGACCCTGGCCAACACCAAGAAGATGCACCTCAAGCTTGCGGACTTCATTGAGGAGATCGTCAACGGGCCAGCCAACCCAACCGATCCATCGTCTCTGCCGCACGCAGACCGCCGCTACGGCGCGTTCGAGACCGAACACAAGCAGCAGGTATTCGACCTAGTGCAAACCGGCGGCGCTCTCAGTCTCGATATGGGCTTCGAGCAACCGATCAACCTGGCAATCCATCGCAACAAAACCCGCGCCGGCATCACCACCATCATGAGCATCGGCGTCAGAAAGCCGCGCACCAAGTGTTTTACGGTGTACGGCAGCGACGTGGAGATCTACTCCATGGTGACCGAGTCCATCAGCCATCTGGCTGCCGTGGCGACACCCGCCGCGCATGCAGCCTAGGAGGCCGAGATGGAACGTAGTCTGGAAAAAGCCGCCAAGTACTTCGGCCTCACCCGCCCAAAGCTGATCGCTCTCATGCGTGAAAAGGGCCTGCTCAACGACCGCAACCTACCTGCCTTCCCTGTGCGGGACCGCGAGTACCTGCGAGTCAAGGACAGCAACTGGTACCACGAGACCGCCGGCATGCAGTACAGCCAGTCGACCAAGGTCCGCCAAGCCGGTATCCGCTGGCTCGCCGAACAGTTAGGCCTCGAACTGGCAGCCATCCCGGCAGACAACCGTGACGTGGCCTAGGGAGTACGCCCGCCAGATCGTCGCCATGTGCACACGCGAGGAGCGCAACGCCGCGCTCCTCGAAGTGCCGGAGCATCTGCGGGAGCTGACCAAACGCCATTGCCTGAACGCCTGGAACCACCCATCACGACTCAAACGCAAGGAGGCCGCAACCCATGAGCAACACCACCCAGACACCGCTACGACTGCAACCCGCGCCGGATAGCGCCACTGTCGAGATGCTGCATCAACTCTTCGGCGACGTGCTTATCCCCCTGGAAAAGCTGCGCGTGCATTACTTCAAGAACCTCAATGAAAAGACCTTCACCGAGGCGATCAACAGCGGCCGCATTCAACTGCCGGTGACCACCTTGGACCACAGCGTCAAGGCGATCCGGTATGCCCACATCAAACACGTCGCAGCACTGATCGACATCCGCGCTTACCGAGCGGACGAAGACATGCCGCGACCACAAAACGATTTAACCGAGCAGGACCAGTAACCCCAACGGCTGCAACCACCAGCCAACGTTATTACCAGGAGCACACCACATGACTGCAATCCAAATCTGCGCATCGCTCTGCATCGTGTTCGCCGCCGGCATCCTCTACTGGGTCGGCTACCGAGGCGGCCTCACCGACGGCAAAAATGATGGCTACGACGAAGGCTATGCCGACGGGTACGTCTCGGGCCGGGAGGAAGCTTCAGTCGCATACGCAACCTCTCTCAAAAAGATGTCAGATCAATGCATGCGCACCGAACTCCTATTGAGCCGGAAACCGCAAGACCGCTACACCCTTTTCGCCATTGCCGAAAAGCTGAAGCTCGCCGCAGACACCTTCCGCGCTGTTAGATCCGAAAGCCAAGCAGCACAGGCACTCGCCCTACGTGACAAGGCACTGAATATGGCTGCGCTGATGGATCGCTTCGAGTTGAAGGGGGATGCAGCATGAGCCGAGCCATCCCTATGCTGCGCCTGACATGCCAAGCCGCAGGCACACTGCAACAGCAGCACGCCAAGGCCACCGGGGACCTGCGCACCCTGACCCGCTACAACGAAGAGTTCGACCGTCAGCTGAAAGCCTTGATCGGCCATGACACTCTGCGCCAATTGCTCAAAGCAACCGAAAACGCCTTGCTGCTGGCCGATCTCGTGAAGGAGGCCGCATGAACTGGATCCTCACCTCGACCGGCAAGCGCTTCGACCTATACGAGCCAGACGTCGACATGATCGACCCACGGGACATTTCGCACGCGCTGGCCCACCTATGCCGCTTCAACGGCCACACCCGTGAGTTCTACAGCGTGGCCCAACACAGCTGCATCGTCGCCGAGCTGGTGCCGGAAGAGTACAAGCTCGCGGCATTGCTCCACGACGCGACCGAGGCGTACCTGGGTGACATGACCAGCCCACTCAAGCAGTGGATGCCCGACTACCGAGGTTTCGAGGACGTGATCTGGATGCGCGTTTGTGAGCGCTTCGACCTGGCTTTCGATCTCCCTGCCAGCGTGCACCATGCCGACCTGATTGCACTGGCAACCGAACGCCGCGACCTAATGCCAACCGATCCGGCTATCTGGGATTGCTTGGCCGACATCAAACCCATGGTTGAAACCATCCGTCCATGGCCCGCCGCAGAAGCCCGACTCACCTACCACCAGCGGCTGATGGACCAACTCGCTATCGAACACCGGAGGAAAGCGGCATGAAGAACCACCAGGATAACGCCAATGCCCTGCCCGCTTTGCTCCGCGCTGCAGGTGGCGTCGACACGCTAGAAACAAACAGTCTCTGCTGCGCAGCAGAAGGCATTATTGCTCCTTCCGGCGCCACTGCCGAGGCGCTTATACCCCACGAGAAGCTGCGCGGGGCAGCGCTCAGTGATGCAACGCTAACTGCTCCAGAACGCCCGCTCGCGCAGCCTGCCGAAGGGGGTAAAGCAGTTTTTGCATCAAGCATCTGTGTCGCCAACAAGCCCGTGCCGCTCACAAAAGTCGTCAAGAAATCCGTGAACCACGCTCAGCACATGAGCCACTGGAACCGTACCCACACCATTGGAAATCATGAGTACCGCGGCATCAGCGATGAGGGCATCACCTGCTCGCATGATTCCGACCTCTGCGGGCATAGTGGTAAACCAAACAGAGGCCGGCTTGATGGTGTCATCTGGATATCGATCTGCTGCGTAGTGCTTGAAGGAGTTCGCTATTTCACGACAGGTACTGAGGCTCGGGCAAAGCGCTCTCAGATGCATCTGAAAATTCGTTTTGGTCGGTTGACCTCCCCTCTGCCCATTGCCCCAGATTTCACGCTGGGACTCGGATCCACAGTGCCAAATCCACTCGCAAATGTGGAAAGCCGTGAGAGCACCGTTAATTGCAAAGTAGCTCGAAGTAACGAGTCTATCCGTAGCCTTGGAAATGTGACTGCGCTGCAGCTGGCCTACCTCCCAGCCCAACTTCAACAACATGTCGTTGATACTTTTCACCTGAAACGTATGCACCGATCTCCCCCCTCTTATCCCCGTTTTAAGCATTGCGCCCCTACTCACCGACGCGGGGCTCGGCTTAACCAATACCCACCGTCAATCCATTCAATGTCGCACGACCGCAGCTTGTGGACGCGAAAAATATGAGTTTCCCAAACTGGGTAATGATCAGCCGCGCCTCCGAACTCACCGGCTATAGCGAAGACGCTATCCGCCACAAAGTGAAGAACGGCACCTGGGCCCAAGGTCGTGTCTGGCGAAAGACGCCAGACGGCCGCATTGCAATCAACATGACGGAGTATGACAAGTGGGCCGAGAGCGCACCTCAGGAAGCGGCCTAGAAACCGAGCTGGCAAAGCACAAGGGGATTGAGATACACGGTGGCAACCTGCGCGTCGTGTTCATGTGGCGGCGTATACGCTGCCGGGAATCCCTCGGACTTCCGATCACCAAAGCCAATATCAAACACGCCGCCCTCTTAAGGGCGGCGATTATTCATGAAATTAAAACCGGCCACTTTGACTACGGCCGGCATTTTCCCAACTCAAAACACGCGACGAACTACAGCAGCGCCAAGGACGAAAAGCTTGGAGCACTACTGAAGCGATACAAACCGCTAAAGGCTGTCGACATCACACCGATGACCGAGGAGAAATACGGCTACGCCTTGGATATTTGCACTGCCTTGGTCGGAATTGATCGCCTAGCAGGTGTCTTGCTGCCCGAAGACATTCAGAAACTTAGGACCATGCTGATTGCAGATCGAGCTCCATCTACCGTAAACCACTACCTGGCGACCTTCGCGGGTTTCTTGGGGTGGTGCGAGACAAACGGGTATTGCCGTGAGGGATTGTCAGAAGCCTGCAATCGTTTTGCTATGCAAGGCCAGGAGCCCGACCCTCTCACTCGTGACGAATTCCAGCGGCTGATAACTAAAGGCTGCCTACACAGCCAAGATTCGGCAGCAATCACATTAGCAGTCTATACAGGGCTTCGACCAGGTGAGCTATGCGCCCTGGCAGTCGAGGACATCAATCTGGAGAATGGCCAAATCAACATCAAACGTGCCATTACCGCCAATGGTACCTTCAAGGTTCCTAAAACAGGCAAGCCACGCTCAGTGCTGTTGATGCCTCCAGCAGTTGAAGCCTGCCGGGTTCTAATGTCACTTGTTGCAGATCATCCCGCCCGATCTATCGAGGTGTTTCAAAACAGACATGAGAGCCGGCAGGAAAAGGTCACTCCACTGCTCTCCCCAACCACCCAAGCGCGCAAAAAGATTATCAACTTTTGGTATGTGCCGACCGCTTGGAACACCAAGTGGGCAGCAGTGCAGAAGCGCTCCGGTATCCGTCCACGCCGACCATACCAGACTCGCCACACCTACGCATGCTGGTGTCTGACTGCTCGCGGCAATCTTGCATTCATTGCAAAGCAGATGGGTCACAAGGACTTCACAATGCTTGTGCAGGTTTATGCAAAATGGATGGATGACGAATCTCCAGTGGAACTTGAAAAAATATGGTTAGCCTTGAATAGAACTTAAGATTAGCTTTCATCATCGATTAGTGACCGTTGATGCGCAAGCACTTCTCGCATTTGCTTGCGCAATAAAAATATCTCATGATCATATACATCCATATGAGCCTTCAAATTCGATAATTGACTTTCGACCTCAACAACCTCTTGACCACCAGGAGATATGCCAGACTTTAAGAGATCATCCCTAGCGACTTCAATCGCCTCGATTTTATCAGCACACATTTTTAAAATCTGTCGTAGCTCTGAAGCCTTATCACGAATAGACGAGCGCCTCTCTTCCAACATATCAAACTGGGCACTATCAGCACCCATCCTGCTACTTCTGAAACGATAATGCTTACTCCCTCTATGATCAGTAACAGCTACTGATGGCCATGAAGAATTTAACGCACGATCCAGTATCGCGCCATCCAACTCTTGAACCCTATCTGAAGCCCCCTTATTGATCTCTCTAATTTCCTCAACAACATTTTCCGATGTATCTTGCTCTAAATATTCGTTAGCCTTAAGCAAGAATCTATCTGTCGCATACAAATAGAAATCCTTATTCACCGCCCCCATAAATTCTTTACTTAGCGCAGGCAGGGCGCTCACCAGACCTTTATCAGACTTAAGCCACCAGTCATCTTTCTTTTCGCCCGTGACTAAAATCACAGGCTTATCATTAATCGAAGCGTAATCTATTAACTGCTTCCAGAGAATCAGATCACCAAACTTCTTCAGCCTCAACTTGCTTGTAGTAGCCTCAGGCATTTTCCCACCATCCTGAAATCCGGGTGGAACATTTTCCAAGTATCTCTTTTCGCCCTCGCTGGCTATTTCCAACAGCCGTTCCTCGGAGTAAGGCTCTCCCACACGCCCACTCAAGATATCGCCAATCCGCCCCTTTATTACGTCATCATTAACATATGAAAGATACGATTTTTGTTTATCCTCAAGCTCTTCAATCATTAGGTCATAGGATGATATGAACCCCTTAAACACGTCATCAGAAACAAAGGGGTGCCTTGTACCTGCATTGAATTTATCTTTCGCCGCCTTCAACCCCGCTATTGACTTAGCATAAGCTTCAGACTGAGCCTCGATAACGTTCAAACGGTTTTCAAAGTATTCAGCAGCCACTTGATATGGGACCCAAAGACGCTCACCCAAAGATTCCATCACCTTAAAAAGTGCGTCTCTTGCAGAATCTGAGAACCTATAGAGATCTAACAAAACATTCGTGTCCAGCACAAATATAGAATTCGCCCAAAGATTCTTTTGGCGCTCTGGTTCCCCAACGAAATACTCTGGAAATGCTGCTCTCATACCGGTGCCTTGCAGAAATAATCTGCAGCCTTGATAGCACACTGCCACACATTAAGCCAAGGCAAGGCCCTGCTTCACCAGTGAGCGAGGGATTGCCGTGTGTTAGGCTTTCCCAACTTTCCAAGCTGTGGGCAGCGGCGGCAATCATCGCAACCCCCTTGGATAAAACGCCCCAATTCTGCCCCAAGCTCTTCAAAAGACAACGCTAACTCACTGATGAATAAAGTAATTTCAGAATTATCCAGCCACACCCCCATGATGCAGCAGTATTGGCGCCTCAAGAACCAGCACCCTGATCAGCTGATGTTCTACCGCATGGGCGACTTCTACGAGATCTTCTACGAAGACGCGAAGAAGGCCGCCAAGTTGCTGGATATCACCCTGACAGCGCGCGGG